TTAAATGCAGACATCATTCATCTCCTTTTTATCCCACTTCCGAGCAAGCCAGAACGCTGCTCGCTGCCCTTGCCACATATCTATATCGTCTATGCTGTTAGCGATTCGGCACTTCCGGCAGATCCGCGTATGCACCAGGATGATGGTGCCGCACATGCACTTCATCACTCGCTCGCTGTCTTCATTGATCTTAGCCAAGAGCGTCTTCCCATTGCTGACATTCATTCGGCATGCGGACAAAATCGACAGGCACAATTCCGTGGATGCGGCAGAGGTCTATCGTCAGCATGATGCACTCGTAACAAGCGTGCTTGCGCGGCAGCAGCGGTAACTCAACTGGCTTTTTCTTCTTCACTGAAACGCTCCAAAAGTCTGAGGATGTCTCGCAAGTTGGTCGCGATCTCATCTTGCACTTCTAAAAGTTGATCGAAATCTTCTGTCGTCAACTCGATAATAAACTTGCTCATCCGGTAACCTCGCCGCTAAAGCTTTTTCTCAAATGGTCCACCTCTGGATCGCCGATCACCTTGATATCCATCGCTCGGCTGATTTCCTTGCTGCTCCAGCCACCTTCACCACCATTTGAAAACGAGTGACCTGTCACCGTGTTCTTAAAATCAACACGATCGTCGGCGCTATCGAAGGCCTTCGCCCAGTTAGCCAACAGGTCGGGAATAAACAGATGATCAGGGCAGGCCTCTCTCTGCTCTTCGCCGGTCAGGTTCTTCTTGTGCTTTTCACAGGACCATCGAGCATCACCGTCAGTCTGCGGGGTTGCGTATGCGCAGGTCCGACAACTCAGCGCTGGCGTTTGAAAGCCATGACACAGAGCCTGGTGATCGCAGAACTTACACTTGTAGAACGCAGCGTCAGTGCTGATACCTTCAGGCGGTCGATCGCTCGTGATGATGTGCTCGGCCTTGCGTAGCAGGGCATCTGCGTGCGCTGGATTGTGCTCAACGCGCTCGAAGTACAGCGAGTCGTCGTTTTTGTTCACTGCCTGGTAGAGCGCCCGAGGGATGTTCATCAGGTGCATATAGATCTGCATCTGGCTGTAATGCTCGGGCTTCGCGACAGCAACGCCATCCTTTACAACACCCTTGAACGACTTGTCATTATGCGTTTTCTGCTCGCTAACATGGGGCGTCTTTGGCGCCTCTGCCACGCCCATCAACACACCGTCAAGGCTTCCGCCGAAATGGCCCCCAACAGCCTCCACGCGCCACTGCTGATTCATGTCGGGGTCCACGTCCCAGACAGTTACACCAGCCAGCCGCAGAAGATGATTAAACCAATCCTCTTCGCGCTGACCGCGAGCAAACAAGCGCAGCAATCGTCCGCTGTGCTTGGTCACTGTGGTCCAACGAAAGCTGTACCACAACTCGCGGCGGCACTCACGGCCAATGATCGAGGCGCCGAGGTGATACCGGCCAGGTGATGATCCGGCATCGTCCTCGACTGCGCGATCCAGCAGCGACAGCGTAGAGTTCTCGTTAGCTGGGATAGCGGCCATCGTTATTCCCAGGGCTTCTTGCCGGCGGGGGCGTCTGGTGCTGAAGTCGCGACAGCACTTGCCTGCGTAGCTGGCGCAGGCGCAGCCTGTGGAGACACCGGCGCGTAAGCCTTGATCTCGTTGCTTTCCATATAGCCATTGGATGGCGGTCGGACGACAACCTTGATCATCGCCATCTTATCGTGCAGCTCTTCCGTGTCTGTGATGCCAACCTTGCCGAAGGACCGGCAGATCGCCGCTAGATCTCGCTGCGCGATTTCTTCCGCTTTTGGATTTGGGTTTTTGATATTAAGGCGATCCCAAATCTTTCGGCTTGCATACGGTCCCTCTTGGATCTCCCAGGTGAGCTCGATCATCTCGCCGGTGCCAGCCTTCGTCAGCCGCACTTCGGACGACAAGATCATCGCCTTGTACATGCCCTCTTTGATGACCTCGTAATTTGCTGGGTCGGATGGTGCTTCGATGCCGTCGGTTGTAAAGCTAAATTCGGCCATGATTAATTACCTCTCTTGGTGGTTGTTTCAATAATTGCTGCTTCAAATGCGGCCCAGTTAAAGTCGATTTCGGCAGGAAGCCCATATCGATTCTTTGCAATAAAGCCTGGCGTCTCGGTAGTGCAGAGCACGCGCTCGCCGGTACTGATGCCACGCACTCGCGTATTGCCAAAGCCCTTGTCTTCCTTCTTTGTGATGACCTTGTGCTTCGCAAACATCACGGCATCGACGCTCTCTTGAATCAGCCCCGAGGCCTTTTGATGCAGCTTGATCTCATATCGATCGTAGGTGTCGGAGTCTGGGCTCTCAAACTTGCGGATGTGCGTGTGAGCGATCAGGATGATGGCCATGCCTTTTCGATCGCGCAGCGTGTTAATGGCGGCAAGGAACTCACGCCAGAGGTCCAGGGCCATGACATAGCCCTTGCCGTAGCCAAGCTTCTCGATGCTGTCGATGTTGTTTTGCTCGCACACGACCTTCCAAACTAACGGCTCCAGATGATCAAGGCTATCAACGACCAGCGTTTTATAGTCGTGCTCGTGCTCTATCAATGCAGCGATCGACTCGAGGCATTCGCTAAAGCTTTTCACCAGAGGAAAGGTTGACAGCTCAAGGGTGCCTTCACCGGCTTCTGTTTGTAGGAAGACGGGGTTGGGCGCCATTGCTCCGAAAGTCGTCTTACCGACGCCAGCCGAACCGTAAAGGACCAGGGAAGGTGGCTTCATGTCCTTCGTCTTCTTGATGCTTGTTAAATCAATCATTTTCGTACACCTTGATTGTTATCGTTGATTTGCCGGGCTTGGGCGCAATTGCTGCAAAGGTCGTCTTACCGACGCCAATGGAACCGTAGACGATCATAGAAGGAGGGTTCATGCCCATCGTCTTCTTGATGCTTTTCAAGTCAATCATCTTCGTTCACCTTGATTGTTATCGTTGATTTTCCAGGCTTGGCAGAAATGGCGTGAGCGATGATCTTGTAGGTATCAGGCTCGTTGTTCCGCAGGAATCGCAGGCGCGTCTCATCCAGAACTTCTTTAGCTCGCAATGGTAGTAAGTTCTTCGGGATTTGATGCCGCACCTTCATCAGCTTCGCGCCGTCCAGGCTATAATTCAGACGGTTGTTTACGCTGATTTTTCGCCCAAACTTCGTGAGCGTAGTGATGGTGCCTTCTTCTTTTTGATCGAGAAAGGGGAGCATGCGATCTTCAATGCGTCGCAGCTCGGCCATGTTGCTAGTGATTAGTGCTTTGACGCAGAGCCACTGCTCTGCAAGGACATCGATGGGGGGTTCGTTGTGCGTGTTGCTTGTAATTTGTTCGGCTGTCATCGTCGTATCGCTCCTTTAAGTGCAAAAGGAGCTTAGCAATACGATGTAACCCTTGTAAACCTATTTATTACAATTAATTATCTGTGTAGATTTTCGGAACAGAGCGCAATTGCTTGATCAGTAGATAAGCCGATTTCTCCCTGGCATATGCTCTTAATTCTCCGTACCTGTTGGGCGGCACGAACGTTATTGCCATAACATCTTGATAGTAGGTGGTAATTACCGGGATTTTTCGGCCTGAAAACTCTGACACCACCCAACCTTGCCAGCCTTGATCTCCAATAGATTGGACGGTGGCAGGCAGATTGTCATTCGTATAATCCACAAAGGGCTTGTGATTGTAAAAGGTATCCCAGTTGGCTTTTAATCCGGGGTTGTAATAATCTTTATCGGGAGGGGTTGTTATATATATGGATTGGCCTAGATAGTTTTGGCCAATAAAGTCTAATTGTTCAGAGAATGTAGCGTCAATCGCGTTTTCTATGAGCCTTCTAATCGACAGGTCTTGGTGCAGCATCTTCGTTGTCTCGGTTACGATTCTTTAAAAACTGATCTTTGACAGCAATTACCAGATTAAACTCTTGCTCTGATAAAAGCTCAATATCCGATAACTGTGCTTGTCTATCTGTCTTTTTGCCTTTGACATCAAAAACATCTTCAAGCAGCCATGCCGGCTTAACATTGAACAGTTTAGCTATGGCCGCTACAGCCGATCGTTTTGGTAAACGCTCAGCATCGGCCCCCTCGAACGATTCCCACTTGGCAATCGCCGTGTGACTTGTCGGCTCACCCAGTGCGGTAAGCTCAATCGCCATGCGGCGAAGGCTATACCCGTGGGCCTCTCGTAATCCTCGTAATTTCTGACTAAATGTACTCATAATATTAATAGTAAACCAGAAGTTAACCGCAAATCAACGAGAACAGTTTTACCAAGCTTTTTATACCTGGATCAATTAGCAAAATGATTACACCGAAAGTTTAAGGCACAATACTAGGTAACCAGCGAGCACGGTATCTAAAGGTTTACATCTTGGACATGATTAGTATACGATCTCGGCAAAAGCGAAGAGGTAATCATGACCCCAATCGAAGTATGGACCAAGATAAAGGTAGCCGATCTGGCGAAAAAGTTAGGCATAAGCCGCGTTGCAGTCTACCGGTGGCGCCAAAATGCGCGAGGAATACCGCCGGAGCGAGCGCTACAGGTCGAGAAACTGACGGGGATAGATCGTCAAGAACTCCGGCCCGACCTTTGGTGTTCGGAGCGCGACAATGTCTGAGCAGGTCTCGACAGACCGTCGAGAAAAGGCTCTTGCCTTACACGAGGAAGGTTTGACGATCGTCCCGGCTCATCCTATAGAAAAGCGCCCATTGATCGATTGGGCAAGGTTCCAGCACCAGGACGTGACTGACGAGCTGATCGAGCTGTGGACCTCAAGCGCTCGATGGCGAGATTGCAACTGGGCGATTGTCACAGGCAAAGAGGTGGTGGTCGTTGACGCTGACTCGGCCGAGGCGACAGCCTGGGCAGAGGCCAACCTGCCACATACACCGCGTCGCGTTCGCACGTCCAGGGGCGTCCACTTCTACTACCGGGCGGACAAAGACCTGCCCATTAAAAACTCGGCCGATGGGAACAACAAGATCGATATCCGGGGCCAGGGCGGCGTGGTGATCGCGGCAGGAAGCCGACACGAAACCGGCCACATCTACGAGGAGATTATCGACGAAGGCATGGACGGCGATTGGCGGCTACTGCCAGCCCTCACGGCAGAGCACGTCGCCAGAATCCACGCGCTGAACAAGCCCAACCTCAACCTGCTGCGTCAGCAAGACGGTGGCTGG